AAATTTTTAATAGGTTCGGATAGACCTACTGTAAGAGATTACATACAAGGTAAAAGTAATGTTACAGTTGATCAAGCTGTTTTGTCTTTAGCTAAACAATTTGCATCTGTACCTGTACCCCCAAATACTACAAAAACACTAAACGAAGGTACTGACGAAGAAAGGGTAGTAAATATTCCTGAAGGGAACAGCTATTATGGGAGTGGAAATCAGGCACTCCATACTGTAGCTCAGACTAGACAAGCTTTAGAGCAAGAAAGAAACAACTATATACAGCAACAGGCTACACCATGAGACTATTTATAGCCCTTGTACTTGTGCTCTTCCTTGGTGGTTGCCTAAGTCCTTTGTCACTCCTAGGTGGTGGTGGTCCTAACGTAGCTGCTAATGTTCAAGCAGGTAAGGAAAATAACCAGTCTGTCATTGACCAGAGTTCTGACATAACAGGTGAGAATGTATCTGTAGATAACTCTCAGGTTAGCTCAAATGGTCCTATAGAATCTATCAAAGTTTTAAACCAAGACATACCAACATGGGTAATCATACTTCTTATCTTAGGCTGGATGCTTCCTAGTCCTCAAGAAATCTGGAGAGGTTTCCTTAAGACAATAACATTGGGGCGATACCGTGGCTAAAATAGACAAATCAAAGATGAAGTGCAACAAGGTTCAGAGAACCTCAGGTGGCCCTAAGAAGTTTGTTGTTAAAGCCTGTAAGGATGGTAAAGAAAAAGTTATTCGTTTTGGTGATCCTAATATGAAGATCAAAAAGAATATACCAGCTAGACGTAAGAGCTTCAGGGCTAGACATAAGTGTGACACAGCCAAGGATAAGTTTACAGCTAGATACTGGTCATGTAAGCAATGGTAGGTGACACCCTTATATCTCACTTTCCTTTACCTAGTATGCCATTCCAAACGCATACCAATGTAGTCTTTGAGAATGGCAGGGGTGAAGAACCCTTGAAGAAGAAAAGAAAAGAGATCAGTCCTGCAGAGATAGTCCGTCAGATAGAGATGAATAAACCCTATGCTTATGGGCCTGACTACACTAAGCTTAGACAACCAAATGGTCAGATTGTAAACTTTGTCATTGCCTAAGGTAGGTTAAGATGGACCCCATTACTATAGCTATGGCTAGTTTCTCAGCTATCAAGGCTGGTGTGTCAGCTGGTAAGGAGATAACCTCTTTAGCTAAAGACATAGGTAGTTTGTTTGAAGCTATCGATCAGGCCAAAGATAATCATGACAAGAAAAGAAGTAGTATATTTGCTAATGCAAATGAAGAAGCTTTAGACACGTATGTCAACCGTAAGAAGGCCGAAGATTTAGAGAATAATTTAAGGGAGATTATCATAGCCACTAGGGGATACTCAGGGTGGCAAGAATTGGTAGCCTTAAGAAAAGAAATACGAGTTAGAAAGAAAAAGGAAGCAGAGGACAAAAGGAAGAAAAGAGCAGAACTTTGGGAGAATATTCTTCTATGGGGTGGTGTCACTCTTATTGTTCTATTCACCTTTGGCTTTGCTTTATTCTTTCTTCTCTTTTACTACGGCAGACTATAAAGGAAAAACTATGTCAAGTCCTAAACCAACTAACCCTGCGTTATGGAATCGTGCAAAGCAAGCAGCACGTAAGAAGTTCAAAGTCTACCCATCAGCTTATGCTAATGCTTGGGCATCCAAGTGGTACAAGGAAAAGGGTGGTGGTTGGAGAGGCAAAGACAACAGAGTGAGGAAAACATAATGCCTTATGAAAAATATACACCTAAACAAAAACGTCTAGCTGCAGTTGCTGCACCTCGTAAGAAGATTACATCAGCTGACCTAAAGAAACTTCGTCAGAAAAAGGGGAAGAAGTAATGGCTAAGGGAGTTAAACATTATTTCAGGGATGGAACAGAGCATAAAGGTGGTATGCACAAGATGCCTAATGGTCAGTTACATTCAGGTAAGACACACGGTAAAACCAGTAAACGTCTATACCACCTTAAAGATTTAAGTGCTACAGCAAAGAAGAAGGCTAAGAAGTAATGGCTAAGGGTGGTCTAGGTAAGTGGTTCGGTGAGCAATGGGTAGATGTCAAGACAGGTAAACCCTGTGGCAGATCCAAGGGTGAGAAACGGGGATACCCTGCTTGCAGACCCAAGGCGGTAGCAGGTAGCATCAGTAAGAAGGAAGCTGCCAAAAAGAAAGGACCGAAGAGAGTATCTTGGTCCACAACAGCATCAGGTAGGAAAAGGAAGGGGAGCCGTTAAGCTCCTCTTTTTTTATATAGTCTCACCCCAATCATAACAAGAGTAGTCTACAACAAGCCACCCTCGTTCTTCGATAAGTGCAATGCCAATCCCTAGACTCTGTTGACATTCTGCATTTGTCTTGTACATCTCTGGGCCAGTAAATGTTTTACAGACAGAGCCATCTGTAAGACAAGCTAATACTAAAGCTGCTATCATTAGTTCTCTCCTTCCATTTCAAGTATAAGTTTATTCAAGTACCATTGTGCTTTCTTCAAGTCCTCAACAGGCTTTCCCTTATACCTGTAACGATGGAGATACTTCTTAGTATTACCTTCCAAGTATCCCAAGAACATCATCGCATCCATGTTGTCCTTCATATAGTCTATGCATTCTATCTGTCCATCACCGTAGTGTGCTGGTCTATTTACAACATCAGTCATAGGTTCTCCTTCATAAATACTTTAACCCATTGAGCACATATGTCTGACCGTACAATGTCTTCTACACCAAACTCAATAATAGGAACAGGTAGCATATGCTTCTTAGCTAGGTGAATAACTTTAGACAGGCCATCAGCTTCCTTCAAGTCTGACTGTTGTACGTCACCGTTAAGAACGATTGTACTATTTTCTCCAACCCTTGTCAACAACATTTTAAGTTCATGTGTTGTTATGTTCTGTGTCTCGTCTACAATTATAAAAGCATCATCGAAGCTACGGCCCCGCATAAGAGCAAGAGGTGCCATTTCAATGTTACCATTCTTGATTGCTGTTTCAACTGCTCCTTTTCCAAGGTGCTTCTCCAATACATCTAATACGGGCAATGCCCAAGGCATAGTCTTCTCAGTCAAGTCACCCTTGAGGAACCCTAGCTCTTTACCTACGGCAACGTGAGGTCTTGTGATGACGATTTTATCAACTTCTTTCGTCGTGTAGAGGTCGGCAGCAATAGTAGCAGTGACATACGTTTTGCCAGTCCCCGCAGGACCGAGGACAAAGATTTGGGTGAAGTCTTTGAGGGCATCTATAAACTCTTTCTGTTTGAGTGTACGAGGAAGAAGCCCAGAAGTTTTCTTATGAGCCGCCCCTTTATAGTTAGTCTTACGTCGAGTACGTTTAGGTTCTTGTTGTACCATTAGATAGTTATCAACTCTGCTGCAGTGTATGGAATGTGAAAGAACTTCTCACCTTTGGTGATGTATCTACCCTTAGCTTCCTTGAGATTATCCTCAGTCAGTAGGGTATCCTTGATTCTCCACACCTGCTTCATGTCATTACGAAAGATGTAGAAGTTTAGTACACCCTTCTGCTTCTGGTACATCTTAACAAGCCTACCCTTACGTTCAGGGATACGGATCTCTGCCCAATGGGTAGGCCAATCTTCTTTCCAAGCTACCTTAACCTCAGCTTCATTGAAGTATGTGTAGTCCTTCTTCTTTGTCACCACATCTACGTTGTAGTTCTCTTCTGTGTTGACGATGGTATGCCCCTTCTTCTTGAGAAGGGACACCAGAGTTTCTTTAGCCTTAGCATCATAAGCTTCATACAAGGCTCTGTTGAATGGTCGTTTGATCATGCTACGAAGATTTCTAGCAAGGCAATTACAGTAACGACTACTGCGTATACTTCTAATCCTGTCATGTTAACTCCTTATGTTAGATCTACGATTTCACAAACATCACCTGAACAAGCCATCGTCTGCATGGCTACGGTGTTGTCTTCTTGTTCATACTCTGAAAGCTTTGTCCAGTCAATAGCATCTGGCATACAGGACAACAGAGTTTTATAGTCATGCTTACCTACATCTTGATATGGTGCTTGTTGATAAGTATGTTCGTTGAATGGAAGGAATGATACACCACTCATCTCATCAAAGTATTTGTACACAAAGGCACCCACCTCGAACCATTCATCCTTCTTGACATTGATAGTCACACTAGGTTTGTGTTCACACCAATGACGTTGATACATGAGCCACATCTCTAACTGTTCGATAGCAGTTAGATCAGTAGTAACTAAAGCACCCTTGGGAGACTTCACCGGGAAACTGAATACAACAGTCTGGTCTGGTTTAATGACACAAGGAGAACTTGGTACACCCTGATCCTTCATGAACTGTGTCAAGGGGTCTTTAATGTCACCACGGACAGTACGGATATAATGGGGACTGTGGCGAGCATGTATGCCACTGGCACTATCCACCAACTGACTGACCGTCCCTGACGGTTTGACGCATGTAATAGCAGCAGCAACAGGTATACCAAGGCGGTCAGCCCATTCAGCATTAGTATCAACAGCCACGGAACGTAAGTGCTCAAGTGTCTTCTCCAAGCCTTTGTTCTTTGTTGTCATCAAGGGGTTGTCTGTTATCCCTGTGAGTGACACACCAAGCAGGCGTTCTGCTTCTGTGTTGGTAGTCCACACCTTTCGCAGATACGGAAACTTGGTGAAGGTTGATTGGATTGTTCCCAGAATAGTTGCCAGACGGACCTTACGTTCCAGATCTTCCACACTATCCGTAGCACGGACAACAACTTCCGTAAGATTACAGAACTGATTAGGACGCAAGATGATTTCACTGCATGGGTTAGTCCCAAACTCATAGTCAGTATCCCGCCGCCCATTCTTTGCAGCTTGGACTTTACTTGCTTGACGATTGAATACGCCACGTTCACCACTCCCACTTTCTACTAAGGCCATCCACTCTCGCATGAATGAGACAGCATCTGGTTTTTCTGTGTAGCTCACAGAGTTATTAGCTAAGGCACGTTGAGGTTCATTCTCCCACCACTTGCCTGACTTAGCATGACGCATACGATCATCACTTAGGTTAGATAGACTGATCATTGCTGATCGACGTACACCACCTACAACAACAACCTCACCGATCTTACACATGATGTCATGGCATTCGATTGAAGATAGTTTACGTCCTTGTGCATCCTTGAAAGCCTTGACAACAAAGTTAAACAAGTCTATCAGAGGTGCAGGTCCAGAGGCCCGGCCACCGAATACTTTTAGCTTGGCACCTGCTGGACGAACACGAGTTGTGTCCCACTTAGCAATCTCACCACTGTACAGGAGTGCAATCAATTGACGGAGAGCCTTAGCCCAACCTTCCTTGCTATCCTTTACGACTATGACAGTCTCACTATCGAACAACGTAGGGATCTCTGGAAGCTTCTGAACGAACTGCCTCTCGACACTGAAGCCAACGCCAGTACCACACAACAAGATGAACATAGCCTCATCGAAGGACTTAGGGTCATCTACGGGTAGGTAACTACAGTTGTAACCTGCTGTGTTGTCCCTCTCTAAGGCTGGACCAGCAGTCATCATGGCTCGCATAGAGGGCATGACAGATAGATCTAGGATAGCTTGCTCTAGTTGATTGATGATGTCTGTAGTATCGTCTTGACCATCATACAACTTAGGACAGACAACGTTCTCAATGTAACGGTTAACTGTCTCACCCCAATTCTCTCTACGTCCTTCGTCCTCAAGCCAACGGGCATAACGAGAAGTATGGATAAAAGATTGGTAGTCTGTTGGTAGGTAGTTATTCGCCATAAGTATTTCTTCCTCGTGCCCGCATTGTTAAGTCTTCTTGTAACCAAACTAATCTATCAATATCTGTCCTAGATATTCCAATGTCATTTAGTTCTTTGTCTGTCAGTTGGTTTAGTTGTTTGATTGTCTCACGGTGTTGTCGCCATGTCCGTAGGTAATTCCAGTATCGCCAGATCCATCTCATCGTTTATCACCTGAACCTCGCAGTGTGCCACGTTCTACACGCCCGTCTAGTTTCTCCATGTTCAATTCCATGATAGACTTGAGTGTACCACCGTAGATATTAGCCAATGCTGTAGTGTAGAACAACACATCCCCTAGCTCGTGCAGAAGTTCTTCATTGCTGTAACGGGCTTTGTCACGTAACATCTTCTTGACTTTCTCTGCTACTTCCCCGGCTTCACCCACCAATCCAAGGGTGTTCTCAAAGATACGATCATTACCTTTGGTCATAATCTTACCTTCTACCCAATCAGAGTACATGTCCAAGTATTCTTTATATTCTTTAAAGCTCATCATTCTTCCATCTCTTTCCAATATTGCATCTCTGCATCTGTGTTAAAGTAATCTTCAAAGTTTATCATTCTTTCTTCTATTAAGAACTTAATGACAAACTCTTCGGTGATCTCGTTGTCTTCTAGTAGATAGGCTAATCCAAAGTTCTCTACCAATGCCCGTAACTTACTCTCAAAATCAAACATCGAACTCTATCTCTATGGGATCTATTGTTGTAGAAAGTTTCTTGATGTCTTCGTAAGCTTCATCAAAACTTTCGTAGATGATTTCCTCGTGTGCCGTATAGCCGTTAGGATATTCAACAAGACACAAATTATAGCACATTGTCTCTTCCATTTCAAATGGTCCTTCGACTATTCTATGTATCTTTAGTATCATCGATCATCCCCATAAAGTATTCAAAGTCTATGACTGCCAGAGGTTTCTTTCTGTTTTCTTTTATAACCACTAGAGGCATTGCAGTTGTAGGGCAATTACTTTGTGCTTGTTCCAAGTATCTAAACACTGCCATACTCTTTAGTGACTTACATTCAACACTGTAAGGAAACAAAAGTCTAGCCTTCTTTGACAGCTTTATATCCTCACCAGTCTCACCCATGATAGCAGAACGGATGTCAGTGTCAAGCTCTAATTCAGGGAAGGACTGCAAGATCCTATCCCTTACTAGGTTCTGCAGCCTACGTCCCTTATCCTTTGCACTTCTAACTTTCATTCTGCACCTCGTACACTTGTGGTGTGTTGACAACATCCACTAGATGGAGAGGACCGTTGGCATAGAGAAAGGTACGAACCTCAGGCCAGCATAGCTTACGGAACTCACAGTAGCTACAGGAAACATCAAGGCGTGTGTTGGGTGATGTTTTGCTTTGGGGTACAGGTGGGATACGTTCTTCTGGGATCTCCCCTTTGACCATAGCCTTAGCTGCTTCCATCTCTTCTTCTTTGGTCTTCAACTCTTCTTCGAAGTCATAGACATCTAAGCAGATGTGTCCGTTAACTTTATCAATAACAAGGAATGCACCTGCAGTTTTGTTAGTGACAAGGGGATCATCCTTACCTGCGTAGACATAGGAAGATAGCTGTGAGATGTAACCGAAGGGATCGTCATCTCGAAGTGTACCATCTTTAAACTTCTTGAAGGCGTAGGGACTGGCTGACTTAACGTCCACTGTCATACCATCTATCACTGCGTCACGATGTCCTTTGATACCGTGTACATTTAGCTTGCCCTGTTGCCCCTTTACATCATGACCAGCAGCCATAGCTACTGTCAAGGCAAGCTCTTCAATCATGTCCCCGAAGAAGAACTTCAAGAGTGTGTTAGCACCCAGAGGTTCTGCTTCGGTAGACTTGTTGACCTTGTACCAAAGCTTACGTCTACAGGCTGTACCTACAGAGGACAGGGAGAGGTATCCTCTGGGTTCCTGTGGTTTGCCAAACCTTTGGTTCGCAGTCAATGCAATACCATTACCAAGGAGACTGCCTAAGGTACCATCCCAGCCACCCTCACCCCGGATCACTTCATACATATCATCTACGAGTGTCGTTATCTGTTTCATCTAGTATTCCTAACTTCTTTGCTATGTTTATGATATTCATAATAGACCAACCAGCTAACTCGTCAAGCTCTTCTTCAATGATGTAGAGTTTCCAAGCTAAGTATAGGCTGATAACTAGATTGATAAGTAGTATTGCATTTGTTGTATCTATCATTTGTTTTGCATATGCAATCTAAAGGCACCTTCTGGTGACTGAAGGGATGCCATAAGATCCATCATCTGTTGGTAGGACATATAAATTATCTGATGTTCTTGCATAGCCTCATCGAATTGTCTGAGGTAGACAGTACCATCCTCTGCAATCACCAACTCAACATCCTCAAACTTGTTGTTATCATCTAAGGTTGTGACAACAGATGCATCAGATTCAAACTCTACCGTGTACATCACTCTTCCCTTAAACAAAAATCACAGAAGTCTTCTTTGGCAGGTCCACCACAGCTTACACATTTCTTTAGTTTCTTAGTCATTACTAACTCCTATACATGGTAGTAAGATCGATAGCTTGCAGTACTTTGGATACTCATCATATGTCATTGCTATCAGTACTGGTGGTGCAGCAATCAGTAATGCTACAATAGCTGACGCCTTGATTGCTCCGTTGATATTACCTCTCATCAGTCACTATCCCTCAATGCTTTCCAACTTACAGGAAATAATTTAATCATCATACGATCAATATCCCATGCTACCTCTGCTGTCTCTGCTTGTGTATCAGGCTTACATCGTAGGTTACACATGTCAGCAAATGCATCTAAGCTACCTGACCAGTACCACTCAGTCATCATGTTCTGGGGTAGCACCATCCGGGCTTGCTCTGGACATACACCCTGCCTCAATAATTCCCTGTAACATTCTAAAGATCGCCACACTGCTTGACCTATAATGGGCTTATTAGCTACCTCAAC